TGCCTGGCCGGTCTTGTTGCCAGGCATCGAGGGCGCATACAGCACCCGGCCCATCTCGTCTTGCGTCTTCTCCAGCTTGGCGCTCATGTAGACGTGGCGGCCAGGCAGATCGCGGAAGGCGCGAATGATGTCGGCCATCTGCTCCTGCATCGCACCGTAGGCCTGGCGTGGGTCTTTGGTCGCCTTCTTTTCGGTGTTGAGCACCACCTCGGCGATCTCGCTGATGGAGTCCAGCGCCACCGACTTGAATGCCTTGGCGTCGTCCGACTCGGTCAGCCACTTGTAGGCCTCCTGCAGATCAGTCATCGATGCGATCTCGATGAAGGGCAGGTCTGCGTCCTGGATGGACAGCAGGCCGCCTTCAGCCGACAGCACGATGGGGCTGGGGAGGGTCTTGATCAGCGAGGTCTTACCTGCGCCGGCCTGGCCATAGACCAGGACTTTCACACCATTGGCAGCCAGGCTGCCGGTGGTCTTCACGTTGATTGCCATGTGGCTCTCCTTCTTGGTTGCAAAAATTGGCCGGCTCGCACCGGCCGTCCTGTTGTCAATGAGCAGCGCGCTCAGCGAAAACACGCTGCAGCTCGATACCTTGACTCACATACTCGTCGGACCCATAAACAGGATCGACTTCGTACCACTGATTGGCATCGAGGCGGCCGCCTTGTGCCAGACGTTCTTGAACACGAGCCACCAGGCACTCCAGGCGCTCTTTGGCTTGTGCGCGCACATCAGAAAAATGAGGCTCGCCGGTCTCTTCGCAGAAATGACGCTCGGCACCGTTGATGCCGAGGTTGTGACGCCAGCGGCGTCCGGTCTTGACGTTGACCAACTCAACGAAGAAGCGCTCGGCGATGAATGGATGACCATCGTCTTGCGGACCTGCGTCGTACAGATCAGAGGTGACGCCGACTTCAAACTTGCTGTTCATTTCGATCTCCTGGTTTCTGCGCCTTCGGCCAATTCCGTTCGCGCAGTGGTTGCACTGTGCCACAAAAGAATGTAGCATGTCAACACCTGACCAAAGTTTTTTTATAGAGGCCCAAAACATGATGACCCTGGAACAGATTCGCAATGCCTTGTCCGACAGGATGCCGGCCAAGGTTGCAGAGGCCACAGGCCTGCACTACAACACCATCCGAGAGGTGCGGGATAACCCGGACGCCAACCCGACGTACAAGGTGCTGCTGGCGTTGTCCACCTACTTGGAAAGCCGCAACAATGACAACCAAGGCTGAAGCGGCACTCATCTACGCATCCTGGGGCTGGCATGTCTTGCCAGTCGTGCCCAATGGCAAGGTTCCTGCCACCCAGCATGGGGTGAAGGACGCCACCACAGACCCTGAGCAGATCGCCAGGTGGTGGGCACAGAATCCAGACTTCAACATCGGCATCGCGGCAGGCGAGCGATCCGGCATCGTGGTCTTCGACGTTGACCCCAGGAATGGTGGCGACGCATCCTGGGCCATGTGGCTGCAAACCAATGGGAAGACGCCAGACGGTGCCATGCAGATGACCGCTGGCGGTGGCGAGCACCACATCGGCGTCTACCACCCGGAGATCAGGTCTTGCAAGCTGTGCGAGGGCGTGGACCTGCTGGCCGATGGTCGGTACTTCGTGGCCTTCCCATCCACCATCGAAGGGCGCAGCTATGTGTGGGAGGCCTCGTCAGACCCATTTGACGGCGTGGCACCGTTCAGCATCCCTGACACCTGGATGCAGGCCTACAGGGCCATGCGCAAGCCGGAAAACAAGCAGGTGTCCAACACAGGCGGCGGTCTGATTCAAGGCAGCCGAAACAACGGTCTGACAGCCTTGGGCGGCGCAATGCGGCGCTACGGCATGACAGAGGCCGAGATCATGGCGGCGCTGTCGATCGCCAACGAGACACGCTGCGAGATACCGCTGCCATCCTCCGAGCTGTCCCAGATCGTCAAGTCGGTCTGTAGGTATGAGCCTGATTCGGACGTGGCAGCGTCTACCAGCATTGGCAGCGACGCAGCCGAGGCAATCCTGGAGGCCACCAGGGCTGAGGTGCAGGAATACTACTTCACCAGGGCAACGTCCTATCTCGGGCAGCCAGCTCCGCTGCGGTGGATCATCAAGGGCTGGATTCCAGACAGCGGCGTCAGCATGGTCTACGGCGAGTCAGGCTCTGGCAAGACCTTCATTACCCTGGACATGGCCTGCCACATTGCTGCCGGCCTGCAGTGGCACGAGCACAAGACCAAGCCTGGCCTGGTGGTTTACATGGCCGGCGAGGGCAACTACGGCCTGCGCCAGCGAGTGACCGCTTGGTGCAAGACGCACGGTGTCCAGAATCTGGACAACCTGCTGATCTCGAACAAGGCGATCGACATTGACAGCCCAGCCGCTGCAGCTCAGATCATCAACGCAGTGCGCGAGATCACCCAGGACGATGCGGTGGCCGTCTTCATCGACACGGTCAACAATCACATGTCCGGCAATGAAAACGACGCTAAGGACACCCGCAACATGCTCAATGCCTGCAACATTGCGGCCAGAGCGCTTAGCGCTGGTGTGTGCCTCAATCACCACACAGGGCATGCTGTCGAGGCAAAACAGCGCGCGCGCGGATCAAGCGCTTGGAAGGCATCGATGGACGCAATGATCTTGGTGGCCAAGAGCGACGACAGCATCGAAATTACCTGCACCAAGATGAAGGACGCAGAACCTCCAAAACCGTTGTTTGGCAAGCTCCAGCCCGTGCCGCTTGGATGGATCGACGAAGACGGAGAGGAGATTAAAGGCGCAGTATTTGTGATTGAAGAAAATGCGCCTGAGCAAAAACCGAAAAAAGAATCTGAGATTCAAAAAGATATTCGGAAATTCACAAACGCCTGGTGGCATGCTGGCGCAGAAGCACGAGATGAAATGCCTTATTTGTCGCGCAGCGCACTGCTTGAATATCTGACGACAAATGAAGGACTGACAGAATCGACTGCAAAAACATACGCTCAGGAAAGTAAAAAAGGCAGGCTGATTTATAACTTGCTTAACGCTCAGATTATCGTGGCTCACCAGCATGGCTGGGTGGTTTCGGACAACGTCACGGCAGCGACTTTGATGGTTCGCAGGGCAGAAAAGTAGGGTGGGACAAATGGGACAAGACAGGACAAAGTGGGACAAATGTCCCAAGGACAAGGCGTCGGCAGCCTGGGACAGGACAGGACACACACCTATAGGGTGTGTCCCATTGTCCCAGCCACGATGTGGCGAAAATTGATCTAGAAGGAGGCAACCTGTGGATAACTGCAAGACCTGTGGATCAGACCAGCTCAAGATCGGAATCACCAACATCGCATCGGGTGCGACCGTGTATCCGATCTACTGTGCAGCATGCGGCGAGGTGTTTGCAAAATATGTGAAGAAAAGAATCGCGCAAGAATATGCGCGAGAAAATGGACCTTTGCAATATGTGAAAACAAAAACAGCGGAATATATTGAGAAAAAACAAATCCAGATTAAATGCGAAGTGTGCGATGCAAATGAAGGTGAATTGCACCACTGGGCACCACAGTATTTATTCGGCGATGAAGCTGACAGATGGCCTGTTGGTTATCTCTGCCGCGCGTGCCATCGCAAATGGCATGATCTTGTGACACCTGAAATGGGGAAAGCAAAATGACCACTAACGTGAACGAGCTGCTGGCCGGACGCCAGTCAACCTATGGCGCGTTCGAGAACCACGCCAAGATCAGCCAGGCGCTCAAGGACGTGATGTTCGAGCGCTCAGGCTGGGACAGGCTCAAGCCAGACCAGCGCGAAGCCCTGGAGATGATCCAGCACAAGATCGCGCGCATCCTCAACGGAGACCCGACCTACGCCGACAACTGGATCGACATCGCCGGCTACGCCACCCTGGTGGCCAACCGGCTCGAAAAAGGAGAGAATGACGCATGACCACGAAATCCCACAAACCAAAAGCGCCGACAAAAGCCAAGAGCCAGGATCGCGCAGCCCTGGCCAAGAAAGTCCTGGAAGGCATGCATGGTGGTCTGAGCTGCTTCAAAGCCTGCCAGGCCGCTGGTGTTCCGCACAGCACGTTCATCGGCTGGGTGAATGTTGACCCTGACCTGGCCGACAGGTACACGCGCGCGCGCGAGGACTTGATTGAGCGCATGGCGCAGGAGGTTCTGGAGCTGAGCGACTCCGATGTCGGCCTGCAGCCGGACGGCAAGAAGGACTGGGCGGCCGTCCAGAAGCACAAGCTGCAGGTGGACACCCGCAAGTGGCTGCTGTCCAAGCTGGCCCCGAAGAAGTTCGGCGACAAGCTGGAGCTGACTGGCGATCCAGACCGGCCGCTGGCCATCCAGAAGATCGAGCGTGTGGTGGTGAAGTGAATGAGCTGGCACTTTTTGCAGGAGCAGGTGGCAGCGTCTTGGCCGGAAAGCTGCTTGGATGGCGCACCGTCTGCGCTGTTGAACTTGATGCCGGAGCGCGTCAGATCATGCTTGACAGAATGCGAGACGGAGTCATCGAACAATTCCCAATCTGGGACGATGTCAGAACTTTCAACGGAAAAGCATGGAGAGGATCTGTCGATGTTGTCACCGGAGGATTCCCATGCCAAGACATTAGCCAGTGCGGGGGGGGGCAGGCTTGGATGGTGCAAGATCAGGCCTCTGGATGGAAATGGCCAGAATCATTCGTGAAGTTCGACCAAGAATTGTCCTTGTGGAGAACTCGCCAATGCTCACTTCTCGGGGGCTTGGACGAGTTCTTGGAGACTTGGCCAGAATGGGGTTTGATGCGCGCTGGGGAGTGTTTTATGCGTCCACCATTGGAGCAGCGCACCATAGAGCCAGGTTTTACTTGGTTGCTTACACCGACAGCGCAGAGCTGGAAGGCTTGGACTTTCCGAAACCCATTGAAGTTGATTCGAGTCAATCACGCAGACGGCAATTTGCAAGAGCAATTGATGCGACTCTATCAACGGATGACTACACCAAGATGCCAAGAAATCCTGATGATGTGGCCAGAGGGATGGACGGACTCAAAGCCACTGGAAATGGCTGGGTTCCAGCAGTGGCTGCAAGAGCAATGCGAGTGCTGAGCAAATGACAACCCTGCGCATCGAAACTCCTGAGTGGGCGCTGCCTCTGCTGGAGCCGGCACGCTACAAGGGAGCGCACGGTGGCCGTGGCTCTGGCAAGTCGCACACCTTCGCAGAGATGCTGATCGAGGCGCACATCTTGGACCAGACCAGCCGCAGCGTCTGCGTGCGTGAGGTCCAGAAGTCGCTGGCGCAGTCGGTCAAGCGCCTGCTGGAGTTGAAGATCGAGTCCATGAATGCCGGTGCCTACTTCGAGGTGCAGGAGGCCGTCATCAAGTCCAAGAAGGGCGACGGCCTGATCATCTTCCAGGGCATGCAGAACCACACGGCCGACTCGATCAAGTCGCTGGAGGGATACGACCGTGCCTGGGTGGAGGAGGCGCAGAGCCTGTCACAGCGCAGCCTGGACCTGCTGCGGCCGACCATCCGCAAGCCCGGCTCGGAACTGTGGTTCACCTGGAACCCAAGCCAGGCCAGCGACCCGGTGGACAACCTGCTGCGCGGCCCAAAGCCTCCACCGGACGCCAAGGTCATCGAGGTAAACTTCGACGACAACCCCTGGTTTCCCGACGTGCTGCGCTCCGAGATGGAGTACGACAAGGTGCGCGACCCGGACAAATACGCACACGTCTGGCGTGGCGGCTACCTGCAGAACAGCAGCGCGCGCGTCTTCCGGAACTGGCGCATCGAGGAGTTCGAGGCACCCAAGGACGCCATCCACCGGCTGGGCGCAGACTGGGGCTTCGCAACCGACCCGACCGTCCTGGTGCGCTGCCACATCGTCGGCCGCACGCTCTACATCGACCACGAGGCCTACATGGTGGGCTGCGAGATCGTGAACACGCCAGAGCTGTTCATGACCGTGCCGGAGGCCGAGCGCTGGCCCATCGTGGCCGACAGCTCCAGGCCGGAGACGATCAGCCACATGCGCAAGAACGGCTTCCCGAAGATCATGCCGGCCGTCAAGGGCGCG